CAACATGATCTAGCAGGGGTCGATGAACTTGCAGCGTTTAGGCAGATAAACGGCGAGCAGGAAGCGTTCCAGAACCTCAAAGAAGGGCTGCGTATCGGCAACCAGCCACGCATCATCGCCACTACCACGCCACGCCCGACGAAGTTCATGCGTGATTTAGTGAAGGACGATCTAACCGAAGTCACAGGCGGTCATTCAGACGAGAACAAATCCAACCTGCATCCATTATGGTACGCCAATGTTATCGAGCCTCTGCGTGGCACAAGGCGCGGAAGGCAAGAGACTGAAGGACAGCTGCTCGAAGATGTAGAAGGCGCGCTGTGGTCGCATGACAACATCGACAAATACAGAGTTCCAGAAATGCCCGCTGGCGTTGCGCTTGTCCGTGTGGTGGTAGCTATCGACCCGGCTGGCGGTGGCGGTGACGAGGTAGGCATTGTCGGCGCAGCGAAAGCCTCTGACGGTGAGTATTACGTTTTGCGAGATCGCAGCCTGTTAGCAACTCCATTACAATGGGGGTGGGAAGCGAAGAAACTGTACGACGAAATTCGTGCTGATCGGATAGTTGCGGAGAAGAATTACGGCGGCGACATGGTGGAAGCCACTATACGAAACGTCGAAGGTGGTGGCACAATGGCATATAAGCCTGTCACCGCCAGCCGTGGAAAGGCTATTCGCGCTGAACCCGTTTCGGCACTTTATGAACGTGGGCTAGTTCACCACGTAGGAATATTTCCAGAACTTGAAGATCAGATGACAAGCTGGACACCTGATTCCCCGGATTCACCCGATAGGCTCGACGCGCTTGTCTGGGCTATTACTGACCTAATTGATACAGCTAGTCAGGGAGTTTGGTAGTGTCATTCCGCAGCCGCTTACTCGATAAGATACCGTATTTTCAGAACATACGAGATATTCCACTAGAGGACATTCGCGAAGTCGCTGTGACCATGCCTGTGGGAGCAACTGAATCTGTGCGCCCAGCGCGTTCAGATACAAGTGCAGCAGATCAGGGCTATCGAAACAACGAACTGATATTCGCTTGCATACAGGAATACATCACCAGCGCATCAGAAGCCATTCTTGTAGTCGGCAACAAAGACGATGATGGAAACCTGATTCCAACCACCGACGCACGCGCCACCCAACTCATAGCCGAACCCAACCCAAGCATGGACACCGTGGCATTCCTTGAAGCGTTACACATGCAGTTGCTCATCGGTGGCAACGTCTACCTATTCACTCCACGCAGCGCAATAGGCACGATCACAGGCATGTACTGGTTGCGCCCTGACCGAGTGCAGATAATCCCTAACGAAATGACAGGTGCGGCGCGTGGGTACAAGTACACGATAGGAAATACGCCTTACATAATCCCTGCCGAGTTTATTGCTCACCACAAGACCACCGACCCGCTCAACGATTGGTACGGACTCGGTAACTTGCAGGTGCTTGCGAAGATGGTCAACCTCGACACAGATGCAACGGACTTCGCTCGTTCAGTATTTGAAAACAAGGGTGTCCCTGCTGGTTTCTTGAAGGTTGCTCGCAAGATAAACAACCAAGATGAAGCCGACAGCATTCGCCGTAACTGGCACGCTCGCTTCGCAGGTAAGTCCAACTGGCAGCGCATCGGTGTGCTGGATGAAGATGCGACATATGAACAACTCGCTCCGAACATGGGCGACATGGCTATGCCTGATCTTCGCGGCATCACTGAGTCTCGCATCTGTGCGGTATTCGGCATTCCTCCAATCGTGGTCGGCGCGAAAGTCGGACTAGATTCAGCCACTTATTCCAATTACAAACAGGCGAAGGAATCTCTGTGGGAAGAAACATTGCTTCCTGCTTACAAGCGTGTTGGTGCGTTCCTCACCCGCGCTCTGCGTGATACCCCAGACTTCAAGGAAATGGAGTTCGGCTTCGATTTCTCAGATGTTCGCGCTCTGTCTGATGATATGAAGGAAATGGCAGATGTAACGAAAACCCGCTCAGAGAGTGCGGCGATTTTGATTAAGGCAGGATATGAGCCAGAGTCCGTATCGGAGGCGTTACAGCTTCCAGAAGGTCTTGTTCATACAGGGATAATTCCACCCAGCGGCGCACAGGCAACAATGACCGCTCCAACCGAAACGCCGGAATGCTCATGTGGTTGTTTGGATGGAAAGTGGGCTGCCCTGCCAGAAGTCAAAGGCGTGAAAGAACTCGAAGCAGCCGTTGATCGTGAGTATCTCGACAGCACAGACGATACCGAATCGACCATTCAGAAATCATTCAACAAGCTAGGGCAGGACGCTGATTCAATTCTTGGGCGAGCCATTCAACAGGACGAGGCTGAACCCGAAGTTGTGCGCGCTGCCCCGACGTTTGGGATAAGTGGGGAAACACTCATTCCGTTCACATACGATGCCACATTAGCGCAGGAGATTGCGCCAGAGTTGCAGAAGGTAGCCGAGCGCACATGGCAGGACGTAACTCGCGCCGGGGTGCTATCTGAGATTTCGTTCACATCGCATGAGGGCGCAGTTCTAAACCGGCTGAATCAGGCTTCGGTTCGCGTAAAGGCAATCAACGATGTGACCCGAACCCGAATCAATACGGCACTTCAGGAAGGCGTGAACCGTGGCTATTCGCTGCGCCAGATCGCTGACGGCGTGCAGAAAGATCAGTTCAACGGTCTACGCAATATCGTTCGCGGTATGCCGGGCAGACCTGATGCAGCTAAACGAGCGCGAACGATTGCACGCACCGAGGTTCGGTGGGCGCAGAATCAGACCACCGCACTTCGTTATAAGTCGAGCGGTGTCAACGAGGTAATGATTCGGGATGGTGACGAGGATGACGGCTGCCGAGCGGTGGACGGAACTCGTCAAACGATAGAATGGTATGAGGCAAACCCGACAGAACACCCTAACTGCACTAGAGGCGCAACGCCGATAACAGAAGGATTATTGACATGACCGAACAGAATCTAAGCATCAGGGCGAGTGACGATGGCAAGTCGTTCATCCTAGAGGGATATATGGTCGTGTTCGATAATATCGACCTATACGGAACAAGGTTCACCAAGAACACCGACTTCTGGGAATCAACCACATCTTCAACACCGCCGCTGATGTACGATCACGCAATGGACTCCAAACTTGGACTTCAGATGATCGGGCAAGTGACGAAGAAGAAAACTGACGAGATCGGCATATGGTTCGAGGCTCAGTTAGACAAAGCCAACAAGTTCGCCGATGCCATTGCCACGATGGTGCGAACAGGCAAGATGGGCGTGTCCACAGGCACAGCCCCACATATGATGAGCGTTGACGGTAACACGATTACTTCTTGGGCAATCCTCGAAGTTTCATTGACTCCAACACCGGCAGAACCCGACACCATCGGGCATCTTTCACAACGCAAATTAGTGGACGCAGTAAAGGCTCTCGATGTTGCGGTTGAAGCTGTCAAGGCGTTATCCTTGAAGTCTGAACCCGCTGCCAGCGACACGGATGATGATTCATCTGCCTCGCTCACTGAGGGGCTAGACGCGAACGGACTCGACCTCGACATTGAGATTGAGCAATACAAGCGCAGCCGCTCGGCTGTGATATTAAACAGGTAGGCGAAATGAATTTCGACCCCACGATTGTTCCTGAAGTAACAGAGGACAATCTGAAAAGCGCAGCGACTCCGCTTGCGACGATTGACGAAAAGCGCAATCACGCAACGGCTCTGATCGACAGCGCGAAGTCATACGTGAATTCAAGCCCTGAATCTGCACAGCGAATGTTGTCAGAGGCTCAGAGGCTCGACACTGAGGTTGCAGGTGCAATCGCAGCGAACGACGCAATCAAGGGTTACTCTGAAGGACGGCATCTTCCAGTCAACGACGTTCCAGTTGTTGAGGGCGAAGCTGAACAGTACAACCCGAACGACAACAAGCGAAACTATTCTGCTTCTCACAAGCCTCTTGGATGGATAAAGGGCAACCCTGCCGCTGTTCAGCCAAAGTGGGTACGTGACCAAATGGGTAACACCCAGAAGGAAGAAGCCGAAGTTTACAAGCGAGCATTCGCAGCATGGATGACCGACAAGTCACCTAATGCTGAAAACTTCTTCCGCAACTCTGACCCTTCATTCGTCAAGGCTATGGAAGAAGGAACGGACGCTGAAGGTGGATACCTCGTTCCAGAGGACTGGCGTGACGAGTTGATTCACGACCCCGGTGTTCCCGGCTCAGTGATTCGCCCTTCATGTACCGTTATCCGCACAGGTCGTGACGCTGGAAACATTGCGACTTTCGGCACGACAACATGGGCTGGTATCGCCGAAGAAGGCGCATACACTGGCGCAGAATCAACCCCGACTATCGGACAGGTTGCTTTCTCAATCTGGAAGTCAGGTGGACTCGTTCGAGCATCTACCGAACTTCTCGAAGATGAGCAGCACAACCTCCCGGCTGTTCTGGCTCAAGTATTCAACGAGTCGGCTGGTCGATACGAGGACGAACAGGCTATCGGTGGTGACGGCACAAGCGAGCCACAAGGCATTCGCTCCACCGCTGCTGCTGACGTTCTGATGGCATCGGCAACCGCTGTTGTGGCTGCTGACGTGAACAAGCTGTTCTGGACGCTTCCAGCACAGTTCCGAACAAACGGTACGTTCTACTCCACTTCTAGCTTCATGCAGCAGTTGACCTCTATCGGTTCAACTTCCGCAGGGCAGACGTTTGGTGAGGACTTGACCGCAGCACCGGACACCTCATTCCGTGGTCGCCCGACTGCATTGTTCGATGGCACAGGCTGGGACGATGCCGCAGCTATCGCCGCAAACGAAGAAGTTGGTTGTTTCGGTGACTTCCGAAACTACTACATGATTGACCGAGTTGGAATTTCGATTCGTCGAAACGACTCGCTCTACATGGGCAACGATCAGGTAGGTTTCTTCGCTCGCAAGCGTGGTGACGGACGAGTTGGCTTGACCAACGCATTCCGCGTCTTCAAGGCAGCAGCTTCGTAGGCTCTGACTGAGTAGATCAATCGGGGCAGCGGGTTTCGGCTCGCTGCCCCTAGTACAACCAGAAGGTTAAAAATGGCAGAAGCCACAGGCAGAAAAGCAATAAAAATCAAGTCGGTGAAAGTGGTTTGCATCAAGGCTCGATTCGTCGCTGACAAGCGGTTCGAGGTTGGTAAGAAATACAAAGTGCCAGAGCGGTACGTTGTGTCTTACCCTGAAGCATTCGTGCCAGAAGGCGACTACAAACCCGATGTAGTCGAAGAAGTAAACGCTTAACCAATCCCCCCAGAGTAGCCTTGAACGGAAAGCCATAACAGATGCGATCTAAACACGTATATGCAAACGTTGATCTGTTCAAGGACTACTTGGCGGGCGACAGTTTCGCTGGCGACTGGGACGATGATTCCGTCGTCATTCGCAACCTGCTCGAAAGCGCATCACGCACCATTGAGTCATATGTAGGCGACCGATGTTTTGCACCGTTCAAAGCCACCCGTGAATACGATCTGGGCAGAGGCGAATTACGCAAACGTTCAGAGTTCCCGCGCGCCGCTGAATACTCACTAGCAACCGACCCGGTTCTGGGAGTTGTTCCATTATCTGATTGGCTCACAGCCGCTCCCACAACAGTCACCGCATACGACTCATCGGCGCGTGACACCAGCGCAGTCCTCACCGAAGGGCTGTCGAACGATTATCTATTAGAGCCATACGCCCAAGCCCCATATCACACACTGAAGCTGTCAGAGAACACAGCAGAGAATCTCAGCGCAGGACAGAAAACGTTGACGATTCTCGGACAGTGGGGCTGGCAGAACGACACGATAAGCGCAACAACCCAGAACGGCGCAATCAGCAGCACGACCTCAACCGCTGTGACAATGGCATCAGGAAGCGCAGCGGTCTACATTGGCGACACGATTTTACTTGGCACTGAGCAGATGTATGTTTCAGCCAAGAACGGGGCGAACCTAACAGTCATTCGCGGGGTCAATGGCACGACAGCAGCTACGCACAGCGACGGTGCAAGCATTAGTCGGTATCTATACCCATCAGATGTTAGCGAGGCGTGTCTAGCAATCGCCCGTGATAGTTTCCGAAGCCGTGAAGCAGGAACAACAGCAATCATCGGCACAGGTGGCGCAGCGATCACCCGACCGGGCAGCGAAGTTCGAGCGATATTACGAATGCTCAATAACTACAATCAGACCCGCGATTTGTCAGGGGTTTATTTCTAAGTGGCAGGAACAGACGTTCAATTCAAAGGGGTGATTTGGTCGCCTCGTAAAGTTGAGAAGATCATCGGTCAAGAGACTGAGAAGATACTCGACGAAGCTGCGATGTTCGGTGAAACTGCGGTCAAGACTCAGTTATTTCCGGGGCATGGTTTAGTTACTGGCTTCCTGCGTGAGTCGGTCACAGGGACACGGGTGGACTCACTTCATGCGGTCATAGACGCTGGTGAAGTAACGCAGGGCAAGAACGTCGTATACGCCAACTTCATTGAGGGCTTATATCACATGTTTCGCAACGCTTGGCAGTTGCTACGCCGAAAGAACCTGCCTCAACTTCTGGCTAAGAGAATTGCGGGGCGGTTAAATGGCTGATCGTCCAGCGGTTGTGGCGCGCATAGATGCACTTCTCAAGACTGTAAGCAGTCCCAATTTCCAAGCGTACTATGTCGGCGAGCCTGTGCAGATTCCGACGAAGGCTGTCATTGCGTTTTGGTACGTCGGTGATGAGGCTTATGACGTAGCCCCAAAGACCCTCGGCAACGTGATGGTCACTGAGCGGTTTAGGATTAGGGCTTATTTCCCTGTGATCGCATCACCTACAATAAAGAAGAACGTTGACTTAGCGATCTGGAACACTGTGCGAAACGTCAAAGCTGCATTGGTCGGCGACTCCAACCTTAGTGGGCTGGTGGCAGACTTAGATATTGACGATGCAGCGGTGGATTATTTTCAGTGGAGTAGCGGTGCGGTGAATCGCATCGTTACGTTCGACCTATTGATACACGACTTGGAAGCGGAGACAATCACGCCATGAGTAAACGAAGCGGGCTAGGCAACCAGCTATACGTCGGCGGTTACGACATTTCTGGCGACGTTGGTGCGCTGTCAAATCTCAGCACGCCAAGAGGCGAGCAGAACGTAACAGGCATCGACAAGAGCGCGACCGAACGCATACAACTTCTCGTTGATGGTGAGATTTCATTCGACACGTTCTTCAATGATGCGACCGATAAAATCCACGACGCTCTGAGTACGCTCCCGACCACCGACCGTCAGGGCATGTTCTTGGTCAGTACTACACGCGGTGAACCTGCATTCGCAATGAACGCAAAGCAGATCAATTACGACTGGACACGCGGTGCAGAAGGCTCACTAACAGGCACGACCCAGTTGCTTCAGGCAGACGGAAACGCTCCCGCATGGGGTGAGTCTATCGCCATGAAGGAAACGATCTCATCAGCGGGCGATCTAACGGGTCACATCGACGCTCAGACAACCGCTGGTGTTGTTGCATATCTTCAGATATTCACACTCGCATCTGGCACTCCTACGATTACGTTGCAGGACTCGTCAGACACAACGGACGGTGACGATGGCTCATGGGAAACCATTGGAACGTTCACAATCAATTCTGCTCGAAGTGCCGAGCGGCTCGTTGTCGCTGGTACGATAGAGAAAGCCTTACGCATCGAAGCGTCAGGGACATTCAGCAATCTAGTCGTGGCTGCGATGATTCGCAGAGGAACGGCAGAGGACAACTAACATGGCTAAAGAGAGTGGTCTTGGTGCGACCGTATCGGTGGACGATTCCGGTGGTTCGCTTCGAGACATATCCAACGACATAACGGACTTCAGTATCAACACGGCGCGTGCTGAACAGAACGTCACAGGTGTGGACAAATCTGCCAACGAGCGATTGCAGTTGCTCGCTGACGGTACGTTCACAATGAACGGCGTTTTCAATGACGCAGCAAATATGTCACACGCTGTACTGAAAACAATTCCAAGCACTTCGGTTGTTAGAACTGTGACTATCGCAATCAGCGGTCAAACGCTTTCGATGGAAATGGTTCTTGGTGACTATGCTTTGACTCGATCAGCAGCGGGTGATTTCACATGGTCTGTTACGTGTGCGCTTGCCAGCGGTACTGTTCCAACTTGGTCATAAAATAACAGAATTAGTACATCACTAACCCGGAGGTGAATGATGGCAAAGCGAACGAAGAAGTTTACGGTCAAACGCAAGACCACGACGCTCGAACTCACAGGCGACTATGAGGGCGGCGAAGTGGTTGTTGTTGCTAACACTCCAATGTCTGTTCTGTTTCAGATCATGGACATGGATAACGCAGGATTGAAAGATCAAGAAAAATTGATTCGCCAGTTCGGTGATGATGTTCTTGTTTCTTGGAACTTCACAAACGAGACTGGGGACGATCTACCACCGACAGGCGACGGCGTTGTTGCTCTGGACGCTGATGTTTTCAATGCCATTGTGAGCAAGTGGACTGAGACTCTCGGCGGTGACAAAAATTTAGACTCGCAGCCGAGCGAACAAGAAGCGTCGGTCTAGTTGCTGCACCGCTGCCGGGCGACATAATCATAGCGGAGGCGGTTGACCAACTAGCCCAAAGATATGGACAATTACCAACAGACATACTCGAAGCAGATGTACAGAACTGGTCGATTGCAAAGCGCGCTGACTTAGGCGCATACGCTAGACAAGGAAAGCCGAAGAATGGCAGCTAACGAAGCAAAAATTATTGTCATTGCAGATGATAAAGCCTCCAAGACGCTAACTGGAATCGGTGAGAAGGCGAAATCTATGCGGGGTGCATTCCTCGCCGTGGGTGCTGCCGGGGCTGCTGTTACGGGCGCAATCGGGCTGTCAATCAAATCATTCGCCCAAGCTGGTGATGAGATTCAGAAGATGGCTCTGCGTACAGGGCTGGGGACTGAAGCACTCTCGAAGCTGAAGTTTGCGTTAGAGCAGTCCGGTTCTAATATCGAAGGCTTTGAAAAGGGCATTCGCCGCATGTCCTCGTTTATTCAGGACGGGCGTGACGGTCTAACTGAAACAACTCGCGCACTCGACACGTTAGGCATCGCTGTATCTGACTTCGATGGCATGTCACCTGAAGCGGCTTTCGATACGCTCTCGACGGCTCTGGCTGGCGTTCAGGACGATCTTGCACAGTCAGCATTGGCACAGGATATATTCGGGCGATCTGGAACGGCTCTGCTGCCCTTACTCAAACAGGGCAAAGACGGCATCGAGGCGTTGAAGCAAGAGGCGCAAGACCTCGGCATTGTATTCGATCAAGATGCAGCGAACGCCGCTGCTCGGTTGGTAGACGCTCAGAACACTCTTAGCAAATCATTTCAAGGTGTGCAGTTTGCACTAGCTGAAGGTGTCGCCCCTGCTCTATCCGTTGCTTTGGAAAAAATGGGCGTGATGATTTCTAAGGTCACTGACTTCGCCAGAGAAAACCCGGTTCTAACTAAAACGATTGTCGCTCTTGCGGCTGGACTTGGCACGTTAGCGATTGCGGTTGCGGGCATTGGTTTAGTGCTGCCGATCATGGCGACAGGTCTTGGGTTTGTGACTGCTGGATTTATTGGTTTGAATCTCGCCACAGGTGGAATAATAATTGCCATCGGTGCGCTCGCCGCTGGCATTGTGCTGCTAATACAGAACTGGGATGCGGTCGTTGAAGCTGTTCGCGTTGGTGTGAACTTTATGATCGGGGCATTTGAAACCTATGTGAACACATGGATAAGGGGACTCAACTTTATCATCGACGGCGTGAATGTCCTCGGTGAGAAGTTCGGGTTGCATATCGACAATATCGCCAGTGTTCAATTCCCTCGCTGGAAGCAAGCTATGAAAGACACAGAGGACGCAAGCGAAGAACTTGCAGATTCAGTGGAAAGCGATAACGAGCGCATAATTACCAGCACCCAGCGCGCCACTGATGCTATTGTGAACGCCGCTCAGTTCAGGGCTACTAATATCATAAAGCAGAGGCAGTTAGAAGAAGATGCTATTGCATCTGTGAAAGAGGCTGCGGATAAAGAACGAATCGCTGCAATCATCGCCCATCAAGACAAGGTAGGCGCACTCGATCAAGCACTTGCAGACAAGCGTGTCGAGATACAAGAAGAAACGCTCGCCAAAGAGTTCAACTTATACAATACTCGCCAGAAGGGGCTTGAGGCTCTGGCAGCAGGGAATAAGTCAGCGTTTGAAGCACTCAGAGCAACCGTTAATCTATTGCCATCAGTCATACCCGCTGGTGGCATTACGGCGGGGGATGATGATACTGCCGCCGCTGCCATGCGCGCTTTCAAAGCCAGCCAGCAAAGAGTCACAGACCCTGCCTTGATGAACACCGCTGCGTTTAGAGGCGA